CGGATGTGTTTACTTTGTTCTCTAAAGCGATTGACCCAAAAACCGGTAAACAGATAATGACTGATGAAGAATTTGATCGAAGATACATTGGTACTTCGTTTTACCGTGGGCTTGAAAGTAGTAAAAAAGGTCGAGAGTTGTCAACTGCTATCGGTAACTTTACTTGGGGTTCAGGTAATTTGGCGAAGTTTTTGACGAAGGCTATCCAGTTTGGGTATGAGGGCGACAACCTGAAACAGCAGGCTTACGCTGAACTGTTCAACAAAGTCGACGGCAAATATGTTAACGATCTAGCAGTCAACGAGGTTCGTGCTTCTACACCGTATTTGGCTTTGAAAGATATTGGTAAACAATACTTTTTTGATTTTGCTGATTCGCAGGTTGAACAGGTTTTGGCTGGTACGCCGAACGCTGATGGTGTGGCTGTTTCTCGTGATGATTTGATTCGTAAAGCTCGTCTTGCTGCGAAAGCAACGTATGGGCATTTGTCGGAACAGATTGATGCAGGTTTGACGTTAGAGGATTTGTCTGCTTCGTATAAGGAGAAGGCTGCGAAACTTTTGGAGTTGGACCCGAACACGATCAATTTTGCTACAGATTTTAGTGATGCTTTGAATTATCGTAAGGATGGGCAGCCTCGTGTGTTGTCGATGTCTGAGTGGGAGACTGAGTTGCGTACTAACGATAAGTATAAGTATTCGTTTACTAAGCAAGCTAATCAGGATGCTACGAGTATCGGGTTGGCTATTGCTCGTGCGTTCGGAAAGGTTCAATAATGTCTGATATCGGTAGTTTTACTTTCCCTGATCTTGGTATTGAACCGCTTACACCGGAACAGTTGGCGGCTGTTGACCCTGCACAGTTGGCAGCGGTTGAAACAGCGTTAAACATTCCTGGCGCAGAACGAGTAACCCAACCTGCACTACGGCAACAACAAGAAGAAACGGTGACAGAAAGCGAAGCTGAACGTATTGCGCGTTTGGATCGTGAGTCTGCTGAACGTATTGCTAGGCTTAATCGTGAATCTGCTGCGCTTGACCGTGACTCAAGACGGTTTACACCATCACAAGACGCAAAGAATACCATCAAATCTGTATTGGCGACCTATGGATTAGGCGATCTTTCAGACTATTTGTACGGTGTCTATGCACGACAAGAAGTAGATATCAATAATCCTGACGCACTAATTTTTGCTATTCGTGAACAAGACGCATATAAGAAACGGTTTGCAGCAAACGCGGCACGAGCCAAAAAAGGTTTAGCCGAACTAGACCCAGCATCTTATTTGGAACTAGAAAACAGTTACCGTCGACTAATGCAATCTAATGGATTGCCATCAGGTTTCTACGATCAAACAGACGATTTCACCCGACTGCTTGAAGGCGACGTGTCGGTATCAGAATTACAGGATCGTATACAAAACGGTTTTCGAGCAGTACAGGATGCTGACCCTGAAGTTAAACGGCAGATGCAAGAACTGTACGGTGTGAACGAAGCGGGGTTGGCTGCTTATTTTCTTGATCCTGAACGGGCTGCACCTATTTTGACTCGTCAAGCTGAAGCTGCAAAAGTTGCTGCACGAGCCAAAGAACAAGCAGGATTCCAGTTGACGGCATTAAGCGCAGAAGATTTGATTGCACGTGGATACACGCCTGATGAAGCACAACAAGCGTTCACCAAAGCGGGACAGTTGGCTGGTCTTTATACGGAGATGGGTAGCGAAGAAGCCCTTACTGGAGCACAAAAAATTGGGGCTGCTTTCGGTTACGATGTTGCCGCAATACAGGCTTTGGAAGAACGTAAACGTGCGCGTTTAGGCGAATTCCAGGGTGGTGGCGGGTTCGCTAGAACGACCGGTGCAACATCTGGAACCGTTGAAACAGGTGTCGGCGAAGCACAATAACCATATTGTTGACATCCCTGTATAGGGGTGTGCTACACTCTGTTTGTTCCCAAAAGAACACCGGTAGAGAATCCCCGACTTTATCGTGAAACAAGGGTGAGTTATGCAGCCGTCACGATCCTCCAATGTGACGTGGGCAGAAGGAGTGAGCCATGTCAAACGTCAACGAGTTCGATGACGAGACTGAAGAAACACCGAAAGACCCTGTGCGGGCGCGGATGCGTCAACTTGAAAAAGAGTTGAAAGCAAAAGAGCAAGCACTTGTCGAAGCAGACGCTATTAAACGCGAGTATGCGTTTATGAAAGCGGGAGTTCCAATGGATTCCCCGATGTCTAAATACTTCGTCAAAGGTTATGACGGCGAGTTCACACCCGAAGCAATTCGGTTGGCTGCAGAAGAAGCGAATCTCATCCACAAAGAAGCGCAAAGTGCCCAAGTTAAATCTGAGGCAGATGCGTGGAACCGTCTTACAAAGGCGCAACGTGCGGGTGAAACCAGCGAACCTGTTGCTGATTGGAACACGAAACTTAATCAGGCTCGAAATCAAGACGAAGTGATGCAGATTTTGGCTCAAGCAAGGCAAGAAGCAGAAAACATCTAGCCCGCAGGACTCCCGTTCCTGTCGGGAGAAAGCAATAACAGGAAATGTCAAAAACACAAACAAGCAGCCTTCTCACAGATCAGGTTGCATTTGATCGGATTGCGTATTTTGCGCTTCGTAGCGAACTTTTGTTCGATGCGGTCGCAGACGTTATGCCGGTCGCACAAGCAATGCCAGGTTCATCGGTCAAGTTCACAATTTTCAACGATCTTGCTGAAAAGACTTCGACACTTACTGAGGACACAGACGTAACTCCAGTAGTTATGGGCGACAGCCAAGTTGAAGTAACGTTGGAAGAATACGGCAACGCCGTAAACACAACAGCGAAACTTCGTGGCACATCGTTCCTTGATGTGGATTCGGCAGCCGCTAACCTCGTTGGTTACAACGCAGGTATCTCGGTTGACGGTGTTATCCGCGAGGTACTGTCCGCAGGAACAAACGTTGTCTACGGTGGTGGCGGTTCAACAACCCCAACTGCTCGCACCGAAATTGAAGCAACGGACATCATTGAAGCGAACGACATCCGCAAGGTTGTTGCTGCACTTCGCAAAGCGAACGCAGTTTCGTTCAATGGCATGTACATGGGTTACATTCACCCAGACGTTTCGTACGATCTTCGCAAGGAGACAGGCGTAGCATCGTGGCGTGACCCGCACGTGTACAGCGATCCAGCAGGCATCTACAACGGTGAAATCGGCGCTTTTGAAGGTGTCCGTTTCATTGAGACTCCACGAGCCAAAATCTTTGAGAACGCCTCAAACGGTTCAGGATCGACTGGAACAGTTGATGCTTACTGCACACACATCGCAGGCCGTCAGGCTTTGGCGAAGGCACACTCAATCGTTGACGGTAACGGCGCGTTCCCACGTGTCGTACGCGGTCCAGTAGTTGATGTGTTGTCACGTTTCCAACCTGTCGGTTGGTACTGGCTCGGTGGCTATGCTCGATTCCGCGAGGCTTCGCTTCGTCGTATCGAGTCGGCTTCAAGCCTCGGCGCCTGAACCATATAGTTCAGTTGTAAGTTGAGAGGGGGGTCAGGCTTTTCCCCTGCCTGACCCCTTTTCTCGTTCTGCTATTATTTCGTGTGAGGTAACAAATGTCTATTTCTAATTACGCAGAAAACAAATTTTTGGATGCTCTCCGCGCACAATCGTTTTCGGTTAGCAACGTTTACGCAAAACTGCACACAGGTGATCCTGGTGAAGCAGGTACAAGCAATGCTGCTACGGAAACAACTCGTAAAGAAGTTACGTTTAGTGCGGCTTCAAGCGGTTCTATGGCTGCTTCGGCAACTATCGAATGGACCAATGTTTCCACTACGGAAACTTATTCGCATTTTTCTTTGTGGGATAATTCAACTGCGGGTAACTGTTTGTGGACTGGCGCTTTGTCGTCGTCTGCGGCTGTTACTGCCGGTGACACGTTTCAGATCACCGCGTTAACTCTCAGCCTCGATTAGGGTGAGGTAGCCCTATGGCTACTGGAGTCACCGATTTTACTTTCGGGTTCACGGACACCCCTGGGTTCAGGGAATTCGCCGAGGTACCTAATTATGCGCGGCGCAAAGTTATTTATTTTGCGTCACCGTTTGCGAACACTCAAGGTTTCTTTCGTGGTGTAACCGCACGTACCGCCACAGGTGCAGGCACAGGTACACAATCGGCGTCAGGTCTACGGATAGTTGGGCGTACGGCGTCAGCGTCAGGGTTAGGTTCATCATCAACAGCGATTGTGCTTGTCGCCAAACGTACGGCATTGGGGTCTGGTACTGGTTCTAGTGTCGTTGAAGGTGAACGTGTTGTTCCCCGATCCGCTACTGCTAGTGGTCAGGGTACTACTGCTGGTGGTGCTACTGGTTTGCATATTGCGCCCCGTACCGCTACGGGTTCTGGTACAGGTTCGTCTGTTGCTACCCGTAACGTCGTTCGTGCTTTCACAGCGTCAGGTTCAGGTACGGGTTCTCAGACTGCTACAGGTTTGCGTCTTGTTTTGCGTACCGCTACTGCTTCAGGCACAGGTACATCATCAAACACGTTTGAGGTCACACGCGCCCGTACAGCGTCAGCGTCAGGGTTGGGGTCATCTAGTGCCACCCCGCTTCATATCGCCCCTCGTAGCGCAACAGGGAACGGCTCAGGGGCATCCAGTACCACGAGTTTCACTACAAGGTCCCGTACCGCCACAGGCTCAGGTGCCGGTACCCGCAGCATTGTTTCGGCCCGTGTTTGCCAGCGCACAGCCACAGCCACAGGTACAGGCACACAGAGCGCCACACAGACCAAACTGTTGCTGTTCCGTACACCGTCAACAACCGAGATACGTTCAGCCGACAGGTTTGATACAAGTATCCCTGGTCGACTGTTCCGTTACGCCGACCCACAATACGCTGGTGTGAACGTATACAAACTGGTTGACGGCACATTCACCGAAGTTGAACAACGCGAATACGATCAGGTGTCAAAAGTTTATTGGGGTGGCACCAAGAACTTTGTAACCCAAGAAGAAAAAGACGAACTTGTATCAGCAGGCTATGGTAGTTACGTAACATGAGTATCTTTAACCCACCTACAGACGACTTCGTGGCGCTCGGTATCCCACCGAACGAGTTCGCATCCGAAGAAGTCCGTTTGGCTTTCAACCTGTTCAAACATTTCGACAACGAACCACGGGGCAGAAACGTGTTCTTGTTGACTGACGGCACGTTCACAGAAAACGAACCGAACGACATCACTACGATCAGCAAAGTTTATTGGGGCGGGTCAGATAACATTGTTGACGCCGCCGAAGTTGCGGCTTTAACATCGGCAGGTTACGGCGCATATATCAGTTAGGGGATTATGAAACACAGGGAAACACATCCGAATCTAGACGTTGAAGGCTGCTTCGCTTGCCGTATCAGCCATGTCCGTGTGTCAGGTTCGGCGATGCCGACACGTCACAATGTCGCAGATTTGAACGCTAAAGAACGTGTACTTGACAAAGATTTGGATGCCTATAAACGGATACGCAAAACGGGTGGGCAGCCAACAAAAATTGATGGCTCAGCGAAACTAGAAAAGATCGCCGATTGATGCGGTTAACAATCTACATTCCAACCTACAGGCGACCAGACATTGAAGCATGTTTAGCGAGCATCATGCCACAAGTTGTGGAAGGTGTCGAAGTGATTGTCAGCGACAACGATGGATACGCACAACATTTTTGTACAAAATATCCGAACCTTCAATACTCTAAACGGCATCAAAACATTGACGGCGACCCGAACGTGTTCCGTGGGTTATCGGTTGGCACAGGAGAATATGTTTGGGTCATCGGAGATGACGACACTTTGTTGCCAGGAACCATTGAAACGCTATTGCCTTTGCTTGATGGCACCGACAGAATCCTTCACTATTCTGCAAACGCAGGCGAAACAAACCCAGGGTTCCGAGGGTTCACCCGCGACTACATAACATCATTGAAAGATAAATCGATAATCGTTGCCGCCACTTTGATTACTTCTTCGGTGTGGCGAAGGGCAGCAATGGATTTGCGGATAGGTTTAGAAAAAATAGATACCAGATATCCGTTGGCGTGGGCAGCCATCGGGTTGAAAACAATCAAAGTGATGCCAATACCAACCATTACTGTAGGTCACATTTACCGCGACAACGTGTTCCCGTTTTTTGAAAAGGTAATCAGCGAATATCTACAAGCCTTATGTGATCGTAATGAGGTTCCACGCATCAAATTTCAGGATGCGTCACATTGGAATTTTGTTAGCGTATCTCAATGAACTACCAGTCTTGGCTTGGTTATCCGCATCCAAGATACGGGTACGGTGCAATGTACAAAGGGTTCATGGAACATGTACCGGCAGATATCACGCTACACGAACACGCCGATGTGATGGTGAACATGATGCAGCCATACCAGATAAAAACCTTTTACAAAAACCAGCATCGAGCCTGTTTCACGATGTGGGAATCAAGTGAACTGAACCAACAGCAAAGCGACTGGTGCAACATCTATGACCAGATCATCGTACCCTGTAACCATAATGTTGAACTGTTCTCCCGCTATCACGACAACGTGCATCTCGTACCGTTAGGGGTTGACAAAAACATTTGGAAGCCACGCAAACGGGAACCGAACAAACGGTTCAGGTTCCATGCTGGTGGTTCACAATGGTTGCGCAAAGGTTTAGATATCGTGTTTGAGGCGTTCAAACTTGCTGATCTTGACGCCGAACTACATTTGAAACCGAACCCTGAGGCGTACGGTGTACCCGATCTTGTTTTGCCTGACAACGTGTTCATGCACAGGAAATGGTTCACCGAACAAGAAACCATAGACTATTTTACGAAAGCCGACTGTTTCATTGCTGTGACCCGAGGCGAAGGTTTCGGGCTGATGCCGTTGCAGGCTATGGCTATGGGTATCCCGACGATCATCAACGATTCGACAGGGCAAAAAGATTTCGCCTACCTGTCACCAATCGTGTTGGGATACAAGCGAACCCCCGCAACATACAACATCTATACCGGCATGTGGGATCAGTCCGACCCGAAAGAGTTGGCTGAAGCGATGCGAGAAATGTACAACAACCATCACCGCTATTTGGATCATGCCAAAAAAATGTTGCCAAAAGTACACGAATGGTCATGGGAGAAAGCGGCCCGCAAACTTGCCGACACCCTACCCGCAGGCAAAATGTTGACGGCAATAGAACCCGAAACAGCGACCCTTTGGCATAACGTCACATTGAACCGAACGATCCAATGCGACATAGCAGGCAAAAGTTACTTCTTCAAAAAAGGGGTTCCATTGCGTGTACCTGAAGGTGTCGTCAATGTAGTATTGGCGTCAGGTTATGTCGAATCGTATACCGTGGAGGTTGCATGAAAAAGAAAGCATTTTGGGATACTAAAAACCCGAACAAGAAATCTAAACCGTTGACACCAAAAAAGAAGGCTGCCGCTAAACGTCGTGCAGCCTCAGCAGGCAGACCATACCCGAACCTTGTTGATAACGCTTGGGCTAAACGCAATGGCTAAAACACCGGCATGGCAACGCAAAGAAGGCAAGAACCCTAAAGGCGGGTTGAACGCTAAAGGTCGTGCCTCATACAAGGGTGGCACTTTGAAACCGCCTGTTAAATCTGGCGACAATCCTCGTCGAGCGTCTTTCTTGGCTCGTATGGGAAACATGCCTGGGCCTGAAAGAGATACAAAAGGTAAACCTACACGCCTGCTATTATCGTTGCAGGCTTGGGGTGCTTCGTCTAAAGCGGATGCACGTAGCAAGGCTAAAGCAATATCAGCACGCAACAAAAGGAAAAAATAATATGCCAAAAGTTGGAAAGAAAGAATTCGCGTACACCCCTAAAGGTAAGGCTATGGCTAAGGCTGAAGCCAAAAAAACTGGCAAGAAAATGAAGTACGGGAAAAAGAAGAAGTAATGCCTTTACCAAAGAACAAGAAATCTTCTGTCAAAGGCGCACCTGCAAAAGAGTATCGCCCTGCGCCGAAAGCAAAGAAAGGTAAGCGCACCATGAAAACTTCAGCGAAAGCACAAGCAGGTTCGTTTCCAGGATACGGGAGTTACACTTACTAAATGACGACAGTAGCGACAGTCCTTAATCGGGCTAGTCGTCAAATGTTGGGAGGGGTCGTTGAAGAACGCAACAAACTGGCGACAAGCATTGACGGCGATGACACGTCTGTTGTCGCCTCTTACGATCTTGGCGGGCTTCGTACTGGTTCTGTATTTGAAATCGAATCCGAACTTTTCTATGTCTGGGAAGCAACACCGGCGACAAAGACGCTCACGGTTGAACGGGGTTACGGCGGCTCGACGGCGACATCCCACACATCAGGGGCGATAATCACCCTTCAGCCACGGTTCCCTCGTGCGCAAATGTTTGATGCTGTCAACGCTGAACTTGATGATTTGTCGTCTACAGCGAACGGTTTGTTCCGTGTTGTTACAACCGATCTGACATACAACGGTTCTGACCGCCAGTTGAACATCGCTTCTTCGGGGTCAATTATTGAGTTGTTGGATGTTCGTTTACGATATTTGGCTGACGATTTCCCTGTGATTCATGGTGTGCGTTTGCAGACAGGTTTACCTACAGCAGATTTTGCTTCAGGGAACACTATCGTTTTTGATGAACCTGTTATGGCTGGCACGATCCGTGTGCGCTACAAGGCACCGTTTGTTCGTGCAACCGCAGAGTCATCGGATTTAACTACGAACTGTTTTTTGCCGACAACCTGTGACGACATTGTTGAAATGGGTGTCGTGTTGCGTTTGATGGCTGGTCGTGAAATTAAACGAAACTTCACAGAATCACAAGGCGATACTCGTCGAGCAGATGAGGTGCCTGCCGGTGCGGTGTTGGGTTCGGTTGCGAACATTCAACGTTTACGCCGTGAACGTGTCATCGCTGAAGCGGCACGTCTAAAAGCGCAGTATCCGATCAAGTTCAGGAAGTAGCCTGTGGCTACGCTGACGCGTTTCACCGACGCTTTCCGCCCCGCATCATCGTTCTACACGGGTACGGGTGCAACGGAACTTGTACCAGATGTTTTCCCTATAGCGATCAACGGTCGCCCGTACATGTTGGATATGAAAACGGGGCAGTTCACAAGACAGTATGATGCCCGTGTTCGTGATTCGGTTGACCAGTCAACTGAACCTGGTGAGTCGGCGTTAAACCCGCAAGGTTTGTGGCGTCGTTCGCAATCGTCTTGGCATTATGGTGCTGGTCAACAGTATTCGGATACGGCTGACGCCGAATCGTACAGGTTCTATTCAAGCAAAGGTGTTGATCCGTGGACTCGTGGCAGGTTGTCGCTTTTGCGTGACACCACGAACGTTTATCCGACTGCTGGCACGAACCTGTATGCGGTTACGGCTGATGGTCGTTTGTATGGCACCGATGGGCAGAACGTAAAATACACAACAGATTTTGTGACGGTGACAACGGTGACAGGTACCAAAACATCAAACCTGTATTCGATTACGTCTGACGGCTACAACGTGTTTTATTCGTACGCCAACGGCGACATTGACCAGACGAACGCAGGTGTTTCTACTTCGTCGGCGTACATCACCGGTATTGAGGCTGGTGTTTTGGCGTATGTACGTGGTCGGTTGATGGTCGCTGGGCAGGGAGTGGATAAGCGCAAAATTTGGAACATTACTACCGCGGCAGGTTCATCAGCGAACAACCCATCCGCGCTCTACACGCATCCGAACACGAACTGGACTTGGGTGGGTTTTGCTGCTGGACAAAACTACATCTATTGCGCAGGCTACGCAGGGAACACAAGCATCATTTACAAAACACAGATCAAAGCCGATGGCACGTCGCTTGACATTCCGACTGCTGCAGCAGAACTGCCACTTGGCGAAATTGTCCAATCCATTTACGGCTATCTCGGTTACATCATTCTCGGCACCACTACAGGGTTCCGTTTTTGTTCAACAGATACCGATGGCAACCTCACGGTCGGACCACTCGTAGAAACTAATGCTTCGGTTGGGGCGATGGCTGGTATCGGCAAATATGTTTACTTCTCGTGGTCAAACTTTGATGCGACTTCGACTGGTATCGGGCGTATGGATATATCGGTGTTTATTTCCCCGAACCAGCCTGCTTACGCAGCCGATCTGATGGCAACCGCGCAAGGTGCGGTGCAGTCAATACATGAATTCCAAAACGATGTACTGTTCACGGTGTCTGGTGTCGGAGTGTTTCAACCGCATGCCACGAACCTTGTGTCGTCTGGCTATCTGCGTTCAGGTATATATCGTTGGGGTGTTCCTGACGCCAAGTTCATTCCAAAACTTGATCTCAGATGTTTACCGTTGGCTGGTTCGGTTACTTTGTCGGTTGCTTCTGATGGTGGGTCTTTCCACGATTTCACTACTTTGTCAACCGAGAACGTGAAAGAGGAAACGTTTGACGGTTTAGAGGACAAGATTTTTGAGGCAGAAATCAAGGTCACTTTGGCTCGTTCTTCGGGTGCTACGACAGGCCCGACTTTGACCCGTTGGATGGCTAGGGCTTATGCGGCGCCTTTGCGTTCCCAAATTTTCTCGGTGCCTCTACTGATGCACCACAAACTGAATGTTCACGGTCGGGAATACTGGCAGGATGTGGATGTCGAATTAGGCTATTTGAGGGATTTGGTGGACAACCCCCGTGTCGTTACCTACCAGGAAAACACCGAAACTTTTGCTGTGGTGGTCGAGAACGTGCAGATGCAAATACAGCAGTTGTCGCACACCCACAAAGAGAACGACCATGAGGGTACTGCTATTGTGGTGATGCGTTCTGTAAGGTAGTGATATGATCGGAGTTCAATGGCAGCGGTAACACGTAGACAATATAAAGGTGCGGCAGCACAGACGACGATCACTAACGCTTTGGCGTCTGGTGACACGTCTGCGACTTTGGCTGCGACAACAGGTTGGCCTTCTACTGCGGGTGTACCGTTTTATGTTGTTATAAGTCCTGGTACTGCTTCTGAGGAGAAGTGTTCGGCGACTATTTCTGGTTCTGTGTTGACGTTGACTCGTGCGCAGGATGACACTACGGCGCAAACTCATGCTTCGGGTGCGACGATCTATCCGGTGTTCTCGGCTGATGATGCTGATGAGGCGAATTTGTTTGCGTCGACGATGACTACTCGTGGTGATTTGTTGACGATGGGTTCTGGTCCTACAGTCGCCCGTATTGCTATCGGTGCTTCGGGTTATGTGCTAACTTCTAACGGTACGGATGCTGCTTGGGCTGTTTTGCCTGCTAGTGGTGTTACTGGTGACAGCGACCAGTTAGTTTTAGGTTCACAGGTATTCGCTTAATATAGGAGAGACATGGCAACATTCACTAAGAAGATTCTTTCAGGTAGCACAGACGGCAAAGCCGTCAAGGTTGCTGCTACTGCTACTGCTGGCACAACGATTCATACTGGTTCGACTACAACTACGACTCTTGATGAGGTTTGGTTGTATGCAGTAAACAGTTCTACTTCGTCGGTTAAGTTGACGATTGAGTGGGGTGAGGCTACCGCACCTGATGGCAACATCGAGGTTACTGTTTTGCCTGAGGCTGGTTTGGTGACTGTGATTCCTGGGTTGTTGATTAAAGGTAATGCGACTGCGTTGGTTGTGAAAGCGTTTGCTGGTACGGCGAATGTTATTTGTATTCACGGGTACGTCAATCAGATTACGGTTTAGTTATGGCTTATACTTCTAGCCAAATTGTTCAAGCAGTTCCGACAGGTATCAACTCTGCGCTCGTTTGTGTTAAAGCAGAAACAGCAGTCAGCGCGGCGGCAAGCGCAACCGCTGACAGTATTTTTACTAGCGCTTATACAAACTATTTGTTGCTAGTTAATTTTACTACTAGCGCAGACCAGTTGTGTATCAGGTTGCGGGCTGGTGGGGTTTCGACGGCGACAGGTTACAACACGCAACAATTAATTGTAGACGATACAACTATTACAGGTGCAAGAGTTACATCCCAAGTAAACATTCGCATTCAACAATCTGTAGGTGCGGAAAGTTCGTCACTTATTCATATTTTTAACCCACAATTAGCAATACCGACACGGCTTACAATGCACACATCGTTAAATAATTCAAATTATACAACTGGTCTTAACTTAAATATGCGCGCTTCAAACCAGTCAGGCTCGACAGCGTTTGACGGAATAGAATTATTAGCATTGAGCGGCACTTGGACAGGCAACTATGCAATTTACGGCTATTCAAAGACGGTATAAACTATGGCACTAAAAATTAACGACAACGGCATTGACCGCAATATGACAGCAGAAGAAGAAGCCGCACATTTGGCTTGGGCTGAACAAGCACAGGCTGAAGCAGAAGCAGAAGCCGAAGCACAAGCAGCGAAGCAGGCTGCTCGACAAGCGGTGTTAGATAAACTTGGTTTGACAGCAGACGAAGCACAAGCGTTACTGGGCTAGTTTATGGGTTCTCGCCGTGACGGTGGATATGTTTCGGCTTACACGATCCTGCCAACACCCAACGACCAAGTTATAGTCGTTGATTATTTGGTTGTCGCTGGTGGTGGTGGCGGTGGCTTTAACGCCGCAGGTGGTGGTGGCGCTGGTGGTATGCGCAGCACCGTAACCGCAACTGGTGGTGGTGGTAGTTTAGAAACAGCGTTATCACTTTCAAACGGAACCAATTACACGGTGACTGTCGGTGCAGGTGGGGCAGGCGGAATTGGTGCGGCTGCCGCTAGTGGTAGCGATTCAGTATTTTCAACAATCACATCAACTGGTGGCGGTCGTGGCGGAACTGGCGGTGGCGCTGGAACAAACGGCGGTTCAGGTGGTGGCGCAGGTCGTGACTCGTTTAGTCCAGGAACAGGAACAACAAATCAAGGTTATGCGGGTGGGAACGGTAACTCAAATGGATATAC